ACAGTTGCAGATGTTAATGAAGCTCAACCAGTTGGTGAAACTGGAATGGAGAACAGCTTCATATCAGTTTCAGTCAATAAGTATGCTGGCGGCCAGACTTTTTCAGTAGAATTGCTAGACCGAAGCTCACCAGTATTCTTTGATGAGCTAGTGCGCCAAATGGAGTTTGCTTATGCAAAGGCAACCAATGCTTTCGTTATTGGCGAAGTTGCCAACAACGGAACTCTAAATGCAACAGCAACCACAGAAGATAAAGATGGCTTGCTAACTTTCGTATCAACTGCAGCAGCTGCAGTTTATAAAGCATCACTCGGCTTCGCCCGCAATTTAGTAGTAAGTCCTGAGCAATGGGGCAAGATTATGTCCTACAACGATGCTGGACGCCCTATCTATACTGCATCACAACCACAAAACGCTGGTGGCGTAGTATCGCCACAAAGCATTCGCGGAAATGTATTAGGTCTAGACCTTTATGTAGATCGCGCTTGTGGCGGAACTGGTGGAACTGGCCTTGGAGATTATTCAATGGCCGTAATCAATCCAGATGCTTACACTTGGTATGAATCCAGCCGTTTCCGTCTGCAAACCAATGTGGCTCTTAATGGCCAAATTGAGGTTGCTTACTACGGATATGGAGCACTTGCAACCAAGGTTGCCGCAGGTGCTAACTGGTTCAACAAGAGCTGATAAATCCCTAATAGTGACGGCCAGTCCGCTCCCGAGCTGGCCGCTCACCTAACTGCTTGAAAGGATGACGAGATGCCAACAATAGTTACGGCCACAGAGCTTAGGACGATTCTTGGCGTTTCGTCATCCCTATATAACGATGCTTATCTAAATGATATTGTCGATGCTTCAGAGAACTTAGTTCTTCCAATGCTGGTCACTTTCCAAAGCAAAATAAACAAAGTAAAGCTTGAGAATAATATCGCTTACTTTGAGACCGCAACAATTCAAGAATTTACCGAAGGCCAATCCGTAATAATTACTGGCTGCGGATCACCATTTAATGGCACTCACACAGTAACCGATGACGAAATTTCAGATTATGTATTCACAGTCGCAATCACCAATGCAGATATATTGGAGAAAAATATCATCCCAGCAGGAAACGCTGCGCTCTCTGGACTATCAACCTATGTCGGAAATGCCAATGCTGAAGCTGCAATTCTGGCTATCTCAGTCGAAATATTCCAAGCAAGAACCGCAGCTGGTGGATCAATAGAAGGCGTAGATTTTGCAGTTACCCCTTATCGCTTATCTAAGAATTTACTTGCAAAGGTGACTGGCTTACTCGGCCCTTATCTTGATGTAGAGACGATGGTCGGATAATGCCTAGCACAATTGCTACAGATGTTAGAGGCGCTATAAAGACTGCTCTAGTAGGCGTATCTGCCAATATTTACGACTCGGTTCCTGAAGCGCCAATTGTGCCAGCAATAGTTGTGATTCCAGACTCGCCATATATGGAGCTTGAAGTTCTAGGCAAATCAACAACTAGAGTTAAATTGAATTACACCATAACCGCTTGCGTAGCTTATTTTAGCAATGCAGCAGCTTTAGATAATTTAGAGCAAATGGTCATTAGTATTCTTGGAGCCTTAAATGCTTCCAAGTATGAGTTATCGACAGTCGAAAGACCATCAGTAACCGAAGTAGGAAACACAACCCTACTAGTTTCAGATATCCGCTTGAGCGTCCGCTACGAGCAAACCGCATAGGAGATCAAAATGCCAACCACAGTAATAACTGGGCGCGATGTGAGTTTTACCATTGGGGGTAATAACTTTGACGCTCAAACAACTTCAGCCGTTTTAAGTTGCGAAACAATCATTGAGACTTATCAAACTCTCGATGGTCGCGCTTATAAGTCGGTAGATAAGCAATGGACTTTCACAATTGAACTATTGCAGGACTGGGGAGCAACTGGCTCTCTATTTGAAATTATTTGGGGCGTTGCAGAATCAGCACCAAATACGACAATTTCAACAGTATTCACAGCTGCATCAGGCGCAACTTTTACATTTAATGTTTTGCCAATCTTCCCAACTGCTGGTGGAGCTGCTCCTGGAGCACTCACCGACACTTGGACGATGACAGTTGTTGGGCAACCAGCAGAGTCCTTTACCTAAGAGATCGGAGCATCGGGAGTTATGAAGTCGCAAATAAAAATTGAATATAACTCGGGCGAAGAAGCAACTTATATTGCCCAACCGCCCGAGTATGCCAAATGGGAGAAAGCAACTGGCAAGACGATTGGCGAATTAGGCGGTGTCTGGGACATTATGTTTTTGGCATATAACGCAATGAAACGCGAAGCGGCTGGTAAGCCAGTTAAATCTTTCGAAGTATGGATGGAGACAGTTGCAGATATCGATGTGGTGAATGAAAACCCAAAAGCCACACCGCTGGAAGCCTAAACTATCTTCTGACGCTTCTGGCAATTGAGACGCGGATTCCTAAGCAATATTGGGATGATGCAGAAGATGTCTTGACGGCCTTGGAAATACTAAAGGAGAGAAACGGTGGCAAGTGATCCGATTACTTATGATCGTAGCGAGTTACGCGGTATTCTCAGCGCCTTTAAAGCAATGGATGAGCAAGCAATCCAAGAAGCTAGAACCGAAAGCAATGCCATCGCAACCTACGCAGCTAATCAAATCAAAGTCACCGCGCTCGGACGAACAGTCTCGGGTTCTGGTGTTCGCAGAGTTGCCGAAGGTGTCCGCATCAGCAAATCATCCAAGATTGGCGAATTCTCTTATGGATTTGCATCTCAAAGGTTTTCTGGTGGCGCAACGACGCAGAAGCTCTGGGCAGGACTTGAATTTGGAAGTAACCGCTATCGCCAGTTCCCCAGACGCACTCCCAACAGAGGACGCGGCAATTCTGGCTACTTCATCTACCCGACACTTCGCAAGATTCAGCCTGAATTGATTCGCAAATGGGAAGAAGCTTTTGCTGCAATTGTAAAGAAATGGGGATAACAAATGGCTGGTAATAGAACGCTTAAGTTATCCATCCTTGCAGATGTTGATGATCTAAAGAAAAAGCTTGGCCAAGGTGAAAAGGAAGTTGAAGGCTTTGGCAATAAACTAGGAGAATTTGGAAAGAAGGCTGCTGCCGCTTTTGCCGTTGCTGCTGCTGCCGCAGCTGCTTATGCTGGTAAGTTGCTTATAGATGGCGTTAAAGCAGCTATCGAAGATGAAAAGGCTCAAGTCAAGTTAGCTCAGACTTTAGAGAATACGACTGGCGCTACCAGAGAACAGATAAAAGCAGTAGAGGATCAAATCCTAAAGATGTCTTTGGCTACTGGTATTGCCGATGACAAGTTAAGACCTTCTTTTGAAAAACTAGTAAGAGCTACGAATGATGTTGCTGAAGCTCAAAAACTACAAACCCTAGCGTTAGATATTGCTGCTGGTTCGGGCAAGGATTTAGAAGCAGTCAGCGTAGCCCTTGCTAAGGCTTATGATGGCAACAACACTTCCCTACAGCGTCTTGGCGTAGGACTTTCTGCTGCTGAGTTGAAATCAATGAGCTTTGATGATGTAACTAAATCACTTGCCAAAACTTTTGGCGGCCAAGCCTCAGTTCAAGCAGATACTTTTAGCGGCAAAATGGCGAGGATGCAGGTCGCCTTTGATGAGGCTAAGGAATCTGTGGGCGCTAGATTATTGCCTATCCTGACTCAATTGCTAGATGCTTTCAATACTAAAGTAGGCCCAGCAGTTCAAGCGATACAAGATAAATTAAAACCTTTGACAAAAGCAATCGATGACAATAAAGAGGAATTTACCGCTCTTTGGAATTTTTTAAATAAATATATTGTCCCAATAATGACTGGCGCTTTAAAAACAGCTTTTAGCGGCATAGTAACTGGAATTACTGCGGTAGTTAATATCGTAGGAAAAGCAGTCAATTTCTTTAAAGATTTATATGATGCTTATAAGAAAATTGTAGATTTTATAAAAAATAATCCATTAACTAACCTTCTTGGCAAATTAAATCCTTTTAGCAATTCTAGCTTTGGTGGAGCAGATTTTTCAATTGGCGGCGGTGCTAACGAAGTAGATGAGTTAGGTCGCCCAGTTGTGGTCAAACTTCCTTTCGTTGGCGGCGGGGGTGGTGGCGGTGGCGGCGGTGGCGGCAGTGGCGGCGGCGGTTCTACAGTGCCTAGAGGCGGCACACTTGATGGCGCTAAAGTTTATGAAGTTAATGGCAGAAAAATATTGGTTCCTGCTGGTTTAGATGAGGATGAAGCCCAAGCTTATGCAGAACGAGTAGCTGCATCAATACAAAGAAAAGAAGATTTAATTGCCGAGACTGCAAGAATCCGAGAAGCAATAGCAGCTCGTAATGCTGGCAATACTAGTGCTACAGATTCTGGAAGCCAAGCTATTGTCATCAATGTAAATGCACCTAGTGCAATAGATGAAGAGGGATTTAGTAGAGCAGTAGTCGAAGCTCTCAACACAAGCAACGCTCGTAATGGTGGTGGCGGCGCAATCCTTGGCGGCTTAGTAGCGCAATGACTCTTTGGAATCCAGTTTATAGAGTTAAGGTTGATGGCGTTACAGTCACTAGCGCAACCCTTAGCGGATTAACTATTACTTCTGGTCGCACCGATATATATCAACAACCGATTGCTGGTTACTGCAATCTGAGTCTTATAGAGACAGCTGAAGCTGCAGTTCCTTATGAAGTCAATGACGCAGTAACAATAGAAGTCCAAGATTCCAATGGCGATTATGTCAATCTCTTTGGCGGCTTTATTACTGACTTGGGCATAACAGTCCAGACTTCTGGTTCTACTGCTACCAGCCAGCAAATTAAGATAACCGCTGTGGGAGCTCTAGCTCGATTAGCCAGAGCAGTTTATACAGGCAACTTTGCTCATCAATTTGATGGCGACCGAATTGCTGAATTGCTTGAAGGGGTCTTATTTGACCAATGGAATGAAGTGCCAGCAGCTGAGGCTTGGAACGCTTATGATCCTGCCGTCCAATGGCAAGATGCTGAGAATACTGGTTATGGAGAAATTGATACCCCAGGAGATTATGAGCTTCATTCCGAAAATAATCTAAACGACACAGTTTATAACCTAGCTTCTCGCTTTGCGACTAGCGGACTTGGTTATTTATATGAGGATTCTTCTGGTCGCATTTCCTATGCAGACTCAACTCATCGAGCACAGTATCTTGGACTTAATGGATATGTTGATTTAGATGGCGCTCATTCAATCGGCCCAGGATTATCCATCGTTAAACGCGCTGGAGATGTAAGAAATTCTATAACTATTGCCTATGGCTCAAATGGAAGCCAAAGCGTTACTGATGAAGATGCCAGCTCAATCACAGCCTATGGAGAACTGGCGACCACAATTTCCACTACCCTTCGCAACCAGAATGATGCTGAGGATCAAGCTGCCTTTTATCTACTTATAAGAGCCTTCCCTCAATTTGGGCTAAGACAGATAACCTTCCCAGTCGGAAGCCCAGAGATTGATAATACTGACCGAGATGCCCTTCTAGGGGTCTTTATGGGTATGCCTATCAATGTCATTAACCTGCCAGCCAATATGGTCAATGGCGAGTTTCAAGGATTCGTAGAAGGTTGGACTTGGACAGCCAGCCTTAATCGGTTAAATCTAACTATGAATATATCGCCGTTAGCCTTCTCGCTACAGGCGTTTAAATGGAGCGATGTGCCAGCCACAGAGCTTTGGAATACAATTAACCCAGCTTTATACTGGCTAGACGCTACAATCGTAGCTTAAGGAGAATAGATGCCAACGACAAGTAATTTCGGATGGACAACCCCAGCCGATACAGATTTAGTTAAGGATGGAGCCGCTGCTATCCGCACATTGGGAAACGGCGTAGATACTTCATTAGTTGATCTCAAGGGTGGCACAACTGGTCAGATATTAAGTAAGGCAAGTAATGCCGATATGGACTTTGTTTTTATTACTCCGAATGTTGGAGACATTACTGAAGTCCAAGCTGGAACTGGTATTTCAATAGCTTCAGGAACTGGCCCAATTCCAGTCGTAACTAACACAGTTGCAACGGCTTTTGACGCAGCTGGCGATTTAGTATATGGAACTGGTGCGGATACTTTTACTAAATTAAGTCTTGGCACAGCAGGTAAAGTGCTTACTGTTAATTCTGGTGCAACTGCTCCTGAGTGGGCTGCCCCTGCTGCGCCTACATTTGTGGGCGCGTCTGGTTTTCGCAATAGTTCTTTTACAGTAGCCGATTCAACAGATACTTATGTGGCATTTCCTGATACCGATGAATATGATACCAATGCTATTCACGACCCTGCGAGCAATAATACTCGTTTTACAATACCAACTGGCAAAACAGGATATTGGCTTTTACAATTTAGCCCAATGACTACTGGACATACTTCTGCTTTTAGTCATCGCAGTTTAGTAAGAGTTAATGGATCAACAAAAATATATCGTCATAGTATGCTAATTCCTGCAAATAGCGGTGAGTATGATATTTATTTTAGCAAGGTTGTTAAATTAACCGCAGGTGATTATATTGAGTTTGCCGTTTGGCAAAATAGCGGTGGAACAAGAACTTACTATTGCGCCGTCAATGCTGGTGAAAAACAAGGTATGGCAACAGTTTCTTATTTAGGAGCATAAATGATTTCTTTTAGCAGACCTACAAATCTTAACGGCGCAGAACTAATTGATGAATTAGAAGCGGCTGGCGTTAGCATACCTAGAGTTAATAACGAGCCCATTTGGCCAGTAGATGATATGAGTGGCCTAATTTGGCTACAAATAGATGAATCTGATAAAGATATAGCCCAAGAAGTATTAGCCGCTCACAATGGAACTATCTAGCATAATCTTGAGGGATTGTGTCGAGCTAGTCGTATAATCAATCGATATGGCCAGACTATGTGCAGCGGGTGTGCAGTTACGGGAGCAAATTGATGACGATTATCCTGATAGGGATCGTAAGTCTGATGGCTGGATTGCTGATGCTCGTCACCTCTCTAAAGGCACTTCTGACCATATACCAAGAGATGGAATCGTTAGAGCTATAGACATTGATTCTGACCTAGCGGCGCATAAAGAAGAAGCTTATGCGTTGGTCGAAAAAATTCGTAAGTGTGCTAAGAAGGGCGATAAGCGCATCAAATATATTATCTACGATGGCAAGATTATGAGCCCAATACTGGGCTGGAAGCGGCGTAAATACTCAGGCCCTAATCCGCATCGTTCGCATTTCCATATTAGCTTTACAACTTTGGGAGACAAAGACAGCAGTTACTTTGACCTAGAAGGAGACAAGAATGAGCGACCTAAAAAAGATGGCCGAAAGCTGGGCAAAGACATTCCTAGCGACAGCCCTAGCGACTTACCTAGCGGTGGGATTCGACCTCAATGCTATTGCAAATGCAGCTCTAGTATCAGTCTTGCCTAGCATCATTAACTGGCTGAACCCTAACTACGAGCGTTACGGCAAAGTGCGGTAATGGTTGCCGCTGAACTAGCA